TGTTCCTTGATTACTAACAATATAGTACCTATCGTAACAAAAGTCAACTGTTACTTGCATAATTGACGCACTTTGATAATTAAGAGGTATATCCTGTATGGATATGGGGAAGGCATTTACAAAGTTATAACTTATGGCATTTGGTTTATACTCTTCTTCTTTTTCTGGGCCAATATCTTTATATGTCTTTCCTTTTAACCTAGAACTAAAAGTTCTGATTTCATGTCCGAAGGTTGCATCCTTGACTGTATCAAATTGTTGTGTCATCTCAGGTTTGTAATCTCTCTCGAACTTTGTTATTTGTATGTTTCTTTTATATTCATGGGGATATCTCTGTCTATGAAAGGCATATCTCTCATTATGATTAGGATAACCGCCTTCATATCCCTGTGTATGTTTTATTCCTTCTTGTGTAACATACAATGGATTTATAAAATTCATCCATTCTTGGAATAATTTTAAAACTTTGTAGTCATTTGATAAGTAAAAAGATATTGAGATGTCTGTGTAAGACCTTTGTGTTGCAAATCTCTCTCTAATTCCTTGTCTGCTTCCTATCTCTTGTGCAACTGACATAGATGTTCCAGGCAACATTGCTTCATTTGCTAACAAATTATATCTATCAACACCAGTTACAGGATCCAATAGTCCACATGTAGTAAACCACTGACTTAAATTATTGGCATTCTTTTGTTGTTCATATATTCCAGATGAAGCTGCGTTTAATTCTACTGGGAAAAAATCTTTAGGTTCGCCAGGTGATGGGGCAAAATCCATCTCAACTTTAAAGAAGTTCGAGAGAGCAGGAGCTCCCATAGCAGTTCTAAAGCTGTCTAAATTTTTTACTAATTTATCGTTGCTGAAATAACTTTTCTGCGTTCTAGCCATCTAAATAAAAATATGACTTACCATACTATGTATATGAGTTTTTATGGCTTATAAAGGCAAATTCAAACCAAAACATATAAAAAAGTACAAAGGTGATCCCACACAAATAGTTTATCGTTCTTTGTGGGAGAAAAAATTCATGGAGTATTGTGATCTGACAGAGAGTATAAGTCAATGGCAGTCAGAAGAATTCTGGATACCATACAAGAACCCCATAGATAAGAGAACACACAGATACTTCCCAGACTTCTTTATAAAGTATGTTGATAAGGATGGAAAGAAAAGATGTGTAGTGATAGAGGTAAAGCCTAAGAAACAATGTAAAGAACCTAAGAGAAATCCTAAAAGGAAGACTCAGGCATGGTATCATGATGTTAAGACTTGGGTTATAAACCAAGCAAAGTGGAAGGCAGCAGAAGCGTACTGTGCCGATAGAAAGTATGAATTCAAGATTATGACGGAAGATGATCTAGGAATTTCACATGATCGCAGAAGATATTAAGGAATTAGCTGGTGGTGAACTCAAACCAGATGGGTGGTATACCAACCAACTGGAACAGGCACTAGCGGAGGTACAACAGAGAAATGTCAGTTTGATTGACACACAGGGAGTGGAAATGGGTAATCTATTTTTCTTCTCATATAGTCCTTCGAGAACTGAGTTTCTAGAATTTTGGGATGTTCAACCCCTAGCTGTAGTGATGGGATTTTATGAAGATGGGTTCTTGGGTTGTAATCTACATTATATTAATCCAGATTATCGTGACGTAATTGCAAATGCTCTACTAAATAGTCGTGGAGAATCTCCTGTTCCCAAAAACAGCATACATAGATATAAGTATTCTGGTGTAGGAAGTATGTTCAAAGTTCCTACAAGTGAAGATTGGGCGGCCATATCATTATTACCAACAGAACAGTTCATAGACAAAAGGGGCGTTAGATACCCTAAGCACAGAGCATTTAACTGGAGAAGACATTAATGGTTTTTCATAACAGAACAAAAACAAAAACAATAACAGTTGAAGATCTGAATAACCCTGAGAATGGTAATACTCTCGAAATGAAATTCAATCGAAAGGGAGAACTCTTTCGTATTAAAAGGAATGGCCAAGTTGTTGATCCTATGACTAAGGATTTTGAGAACTTGGAAGATAATAGAGTCGTAATGCAGGCATATGTAGATGTTAATATAGAGTTAGACACATCAGTTGGTAGAACCTACGCTCATGGGTTTGGTGGTCTTGCTGATGAAACAACCATTGTAGAGACTACAAAAAAAATTACAATAGACAGAATTGAAAGAGATCTAAATGACGATAATATCAAAGCAAACTCAACTACTTCTAGCAACAAAACTGTTAGTTCTAATTTTGATCTAAAAACTGGTAAAGGATATATTAATGGTGAAGAGGTTTCCACTGATGAATATGTAGAGTATCATAACCTCCCCGATTCAGAAAAACTTAGAAGATATGGTGTTGAGACGCCAATACAACCATCAGTGAGTGAAGGATATGGAGATGAGATACCACTTGATATAACTCTTAAAAACAAAGACAAAAGAGGTATAGTAAGACAGTACAAAGTTTTCCATAGTGACAAGAATGGAACAACAATTCGTGCTGTTGATGCTGATGGTAATTTGTTGCCTAATAGAAAACCAGTATATAGGGATGGCGTATGGGATAAAAGTCAAATATCACAACAAAACCCATTTTTTCCACCATCAGAAAACCTATGGAGTGATTTAGAGTTAAAACTCATAGACGAAGCTGTAAGAAAGGAAACAGGTAATTTTATCGAGACCACAAATCCAAATGGAATCAAACCAGCATGGATAAAAAATGCATCAGATTTTAGTGTTAAAGCTCTCAAAAATGCATCAAGAGGTGCTAGAGGAATCTTCAACAATGAATTTTGGCAAGGAAGTGAAAACTATCCCACCAGTGGAACCAATGCTGGTTCTGGGCCAGGATATGATGGTGCAAGTGGCCAAGGTCTAAGAGCGATGAACGCAACTCTAAAGGCGTTCGCTGGTGCTGAGGAAGAGGATAGTATGTTCAAAAAGATTGTAAAATATCCTATGGACATGGCACACAACATGGATCACATGTTCATACAATGTTATTCATATCGTGCTCCATATGCAAAGACCTTCGATGGTAAATATGGAGAAGGATTCTTGCAGCCTGGCAAACAGAGAGAAACTGGTTTAGCATTTGGTGCTGAAAGATATAGTCCATACAAAAAGAAGTTAGGTGCTGGTATCAAATTACCAATGCCAAACAATATTCAAGATGGTAATGGAAGAAGTTGGAACGAAGAATCCATGACCAATCAACAGATGAGTGGTGCTCAGATAGCTGGTAAAAATGTTATTGGTAGTTTATTGACAGGGGATTTATTTGGAACAGGCCCTACCATAAGAAAAATGGCAACTCAAGGAGAGTTACTAACTCAAGAGAGTACAAGGGGTTTGGTTGCTGCAGAGAAAATAGCACAATTAGCAGCAGACACTGGACTGACTGCCGAACAAATAATGCAAAGGAGTGTTGGTGTTGTTGCTAACTCCAATACAGAACTATTGTTCGCTGGTGTCATGTTGAGATCATTTGAATATCAGTGGAGATTAAGTCCCAGAAACAGACTAGAGGCAGCAAATGTAAGAATGATTATTCGTGCATTAAAACAGTGGTCTGCACCCAAGAAAACTAGAAAAGTAGATAGAGGTGGTAAGACCAATGTAGGAAAGGCTGGTGGCCCATCTTTCTTCTTAGGAACTCCAAACATATTCAGACTTAGATTTGTCACAAATGGTAATAGGAATATTCTTGGTGTAAATAAATTTAAACCATGTGCATTGACTAATATAGATCTCAACTACACAGCAGAGGGTCAATGGTTGGCGTATGAAAATGGTATGCCTGTTGCAATAGATATGACTCTAAGGTTTGCCGAATTAGAACCAATCTACGATACAGATTACAGTGATGATGTGGCAGAGGATAGACGTTATGATGCTAACGATCCAGAATCAACTGGCGATCTATATCCAATTAGTAAAGTCGATCAATCAAGTCCATACGGAGCAGATATAGGGTACTAATATGCAAGGATATTTTTCTTACTTTCCAAATTTAAACTACGTCTCTAGGACTACAGACAGATCATCTAATGATGAACTAATACCTGTAAAAAATATATTCCGAAGACCGAAGCTTCGTGATGATTTAAAAAACGTAGTAACAGCGTTTGAAGACTATGTAATTACTGGTGACGATAGGCCAGATCAAGTCTCAGAGAGAGTCTATGGTGATCCTAGATTTGATTGGGTCATACTAATAACAAATAACATTATTAAGGTTAGAGATCAATGGCCTTTAAGTGCCAATGATTTTCAAAATTATGTTATGGCAAAATATGGTAGTGAGGAAAAATTATCAGAAGTTCACCACTATGTAACTGAACTATTAGTGGATAATCAACAAAGAATGGTTGTTCCAGAGGGATTAACTGTGGACTCTAACTTTGAAAGTAGATATCTAGAGACATCTGGAGAATTTACATATAGTGGGACAAACTTACCAAATTTAACAAGTGTAGACAATTCAGGCACAGTTTTAGATGCGGATCAAAATGTTATCTCACATAATAATGTATTTGCTGTCAGTAATTATGAGTTTGAAGAAAACGAGAATGATGCTAAAAGAAGGATAAAAATATTACAACAACAATTCTTAGATGTGGCGATAGCAGATATGAAACAGGTAATGAGATATACAAAATCTTCTACCTATGTTAACAATAGAATGAAAGGAGTCTATAATCCAAGACTTAGTGGATCATAAAAAAAGGGGTCGTAAGACCCCTTTCTTATTAGCAAACTACTTCAACTATGCAGTATGCTTACTCTTCAGCGAGTTTCTGAAAATAACTTAGTGCGTCATCTTCTTCTTCCGTAGTTTCTTCTACGGCAGCCACTGTTTCTGTCTGTGGTGACAAACCTTCACTTAGATCTTCAAGATCTTCATCATCCATCTTAGGTGTGATAACTGCCTTTCTAGCAAGAACTGCGTCTAAACGTCCTTTGAGTTCTTCATAACTCTTGAACTGATCAGGAGCAGTGAACTCACTTAGATCATAGATTTTATCATAGATCTTTTCTAGTTCAGCATCATCATCTAAAAGTGCCTCTGTCTTACCAAACTCTGAACTATCATAGTTCCAGAATCCAGCGACTTGTTTGATCTTCAACTTGAAGTTAGCACCTTTCCAAAAATCAAATGGATTGATTGGTTCTTCGTCCTCAAACTCAGGTTGCATTGCAGCAGTGATCTTGTCAAAGATCTTCTTACCAAACTTGTATAGTTTGACTTGTCCTTCGTTCTCAGGATTTGCAGAATCTTTTACGATATA